ATTTTAACACCTCTTGCAGCAATTTTTAGACCTCTTTCGTCTGTCATTGCAGCAATGTCAATTAATGATTGCTCTAGTGAAGTTTCGTTCAAGTCGGAAGCCGTTGCTAATGTGTTTGATACAGTTCCACTTACAGTTGGGTGGTTAGTTGCAAATAATGCAGAACCATCACCTGAAGTGAATGTACCGAAACCATTAATCAATGGGTTTACCGCTTTAACTTGTTTAGTGTTCGCCATAGATCTAGCTAATGCTTTTGTATATCTACTAGCAAGTCTGTCATACAAGTTATCCTCAATAGCTTCTTCAGTAATTGCAAAAGCAAGAGCCACAGTTTCGTGTGTGTATCTTGCAGTGAAAGTTTCTTGAGCATTGTCAAAAACAACTCCACTTCCTTCTGCTTTAGTCTGAGCTTGAGCAAAACCTGATAACATAACTTCTTCTTCAAACGCTCTGTCTGAAGACTCAGTAGTGTATATTTCAGCATGCTGATTCTCGTAACGTTTATATTCCAGTCCGAATAGTGCATTCAAACCTGGTTCTAGTTCTTTAACTAGTTGTCCTCTTGATATCGCCATGTTCTATACTCCTTACGTACCAGTTGTTACTTTAAGTTCATGTTCTGCAATCACAACAACCCAATTAACGTTAGCAGATGCTACGTCATTGTTTGATGGATCTTTAGATGCTCCCATGATCTTTAATTGTTGAGCAGTAGTATTTAAAGTAGAGTCATCTAACTCTACTCCTGAGATATAGTCAGGTGAAGATCCTGCTGCGTATACAAGATCTGCAGTTTTACCTACATCAGTTACTGCTGAAGCACTAGCATTGTTTGATTGAATCTCGAACCTTTCATAAGGGTCGTCAGAAACAAAACCAACAATATCTGTTGCTGTGTTACTAGCTTCCAAGTGGTTAGCCCACGTTGGTTTGCTTGTTGATGCGTCAGTATAAAAAACACCATTTAGTGATCCTCTAAGATTGCCACCTGCGCCAGCTACTAATAAGTAACCGCCTGAAGTTTTCACTGGATCCCATTGATAGATCGCAGATGAACTTGCAGCAATGCTGTATTCAGATAAACCTTGGTTGTCTCTATTCTGACCAACTTTTCCTATTGCTTTCAATCCGAAAGCGGCGTCTTTATTTGCCATAGTTGTGTCCTCCTATTAGACATTAGTTTAGTTTATCCTTTGATAGCTCTAGTAATCGTTAAAAAATTAACTTTTCTTTGAACCACCGAAGGTTACACGAGTTTGTCGATCAATATTGATCGGCATACTTGGGTGCTGTTCCTTCATAAGATCGTTGTCAACTGCTTCGACATTATCTTGAGCTTGTTTCTGATAATAATCAGTTCTTTGCTCTGCAATCTCTTCCGGTACCCTAGCCAGCACTAGGCCTCCTACTCCGATCACTCCCTTGTATTTACCATCGTCCACAATTGGGAAATCTGAGTCTGGATATTCATCAGCTCTTACAAGCTCGTATCCGGATCTAATTCTTCCAGCGACGTTTTTAGTGTCTTGGAATCCCATAGATTCTACTCTGATCCATCTGTGTTTAAAACCTGTTGGTGCAGGGGGTGCATCTAAAGATGAAGGTGGAGTCCAAACTTTTTTCTTAGATTCTTTTTCTCTTGTTTGACTCGCACGGGATGCTCTTTTATCATTATTATTTTCCATATGCTTATGCCTCCTTCGTGATTTTTAATTGTTTCGCATATTCTTCTAGTGGCACACCTAATTTTTTAGCGATTGCTACCTGAGAGGATGTGAGTCTCACAGTTTTGCGACCAGTATTTGTACTTCGCTTCGCACTAGCTACTGTTTGTACGGGTTTGGTCGGAACTTCCCCTTTATCTGATGTAGTTGTATCAAATTTGTGGGGGAATTCAAGTCTTATTCTCTTATCAATTTCTTGATAATACTCGTCAGATTGAGGATCATAACCCTCTTGCTCTGTAAGTTTCTTATGTAGATCAAAAGCAGTGTAAGTCATAGCTGTATCTTGACCAAACCAAGCATTTCTAGATGCCCATGTTTCAGCCTTAGGATCAGGTGTTCCTTGTGATGCTTGTTGTCTATTTAAGTTTATTTCTGGTTGTTTAACTTCTTTTCTTTGTTGATTATATTCTTCTTGAGCAACTTTAGTTTCATTAAATTTAGCTCTTTTATAACCAAGTTCAGAAATTGCAGTTAAAGCTTCTGCTTCAGCTGTTAGATCATTTGCTTCTCTTGCTGCTGCAAGTTTTGCTTGAGCTGCTGCTAAACCATTAGTTATACTATCCTCAGCATTTTTTAAAAACTCAGGTTCGTATCTAGAGATTTTCTTTTCTGCTTCTTCTTTTGCTTTTATTTGTGCTTGAGCATAAGTTAAAGCTTCATCTTTCTGTCTCTCAGCTTCTCTCCATTTATGAGTTAGTTTAGCTATTCTTCTTTGTACTCCATCAGAGTATTTTTCTAATTCTTTTTCTTTATCGTCCTTTGTAGGCTCTTCTTTCTTTTCTTCTTTTGCTTCAACAACTGTTGAAGTCTCTTCTGTTTCACTAGTAGATGTTTCTACCTCAGGTGTTTCTGTTTCTGAAGTTTGAGTTTCTTCTAACTCAATTTCTGTATCAGGACCTGATGTATCTATATCGACTGTTTTATTTTCTTCTACGTCTAGCATAGTTTATCTCCTTCTATGATTAATATTGATGAAGTATATCTTCAGGGTTTTCAATGGTTGCTAAAACTTCATCATCATTTAGCATTCTTACTTCCCCACCATCTATTTGGATTCTTGATCCTGCATATCTTGCAAAGATAATCCAATCACCTTTTTTACACCAAGGACCTTCTGGAAATTTATCTTTGTCATAACAATGAGGACCCATTGCAAGAACTAAACCACAAGTAGATCCAATCTGTTGTCTCTCTAAAGTTTCTTGTCCAAGTAACAATCCACCTTTAGTTTTTTCTGGCATTTTAAATGGTAGAACAACTAATCTCCATCCAGTTGGTTTAGGTAATTTATTTGATTCTTTTGTTTTAAGACGTTCGTAACCGTCTACTTCTTTTTGTTTTTCTTCGTCGTATTTATCTAATAGTGCCGATTTAACTTTCGGGTCGTTCGAAGTCGACGACGTTTTCTGATCTTTCAATATCATTTTTTTGCTCCTTTGGTTCTAGCAGGTTAGAGATTTCCTGTGATATTTTTAAATAGGCATGTGCCTGTCCCATCATATACTTGTATTTTTCCATATTGTCAATAGCGCCACCAATCATGGCATCTGCTATATCTTGATAAGACTCTTTAAGATGTTTTTGTACTTTATGAATTATTACTGTTTCTTCGTTTAACATTTTTCTTTCTCCTTTTGTTTAATAAATTTACTCTTGAATGCCAACACCATTCGGTCATTCTTATAGCACCTGTTTCAACAAATGCAACGGCATCATCTAAAAAACCAAAAAATCTATATACTAATCTGTCTAACATTTCCAACGTCTTCTAGCTTGTCTAATTCTAGAATTAGGATCATTTCTAGTTTTAGCAGAAGATCGTTTAAGTTGTCCAAGTGATCTTGCACAATATGACTTTCTACGTTTAGCAGCTGCTGAACCTTTCTTGACTTTACCAGTCACGGCTGTTTTTAATTTTGAACCAGGATTCGCTGCTCTATAAGCTCTAACACCTTTTGCTGTCATACCAGCACCAGATTTAGTTGGTCTATAGTTTGCACCTTTACCTGTAGTAGTTTTTCTAATTGGGTTTTCTTTTTTTCTCATTAAATTTTTTGCATCTCTGGATTATTTGATAAAATATTTTTTTCTGCTCTAGGTCTTGCAACAGAATCTTTACTTCTTTTTCTAAGTTGAGCAATAGCAGATTCTTTTAATGCTTTTTCTTTTTTTAATCTTTGTAAATCTTTTTCTAAATTCATTACAGCATACCTTTATAATATTTAGCATATGAAGGATTGTTTAATTTAACTCCACCATACTCTGAATTAATTGCTGGTCCAGTATATCCACCCATAGCTTTCTTAGTTCTTTTTGTAAAAGTTGCAACGTTAGTTGGTTTACCGCCTGGGTTACCTGCAGCTCTTTTTCGTTTGACAGCACTCGCCTTTTGCGACTTTGTCATTCGTGTGGCTTTTGCAAGTGGTACGCACTTTGGATATTTTCTCTTCGAACCTTTTGAGCGCCCGCATGGCTGATACTTCCCATCCTTCTTTGGTGCTCCAATGTCCACCCATTTCTCCGATACCCATTTTCTTAGACCCATTATGCACAGCCCATTCTTTTTCTTCTAGCTAATCCGCCACCATGATATACATCACGCATCATTCCGCCGCCCATAGCTTTTTTACGATTTCCTTTTTTACCACCTGGTGTAATTTTACCAGAGCAAACTCCTGACGCATACATGTTTGCGTACGCCGAAGGATATACCTTGAACTTACGCTTCGCTGCTGCTTTCCCTTTTGGACAGAGTTTAGCCATTATGCCATTCCTATTGCTTTTTCTCTAGGTGTTTTCTTTTTCTTTTTACCTTTAGCCATTATAATTTTTTTCTGTAATTCTTTTGGTAAAGTTTTTTGTGCCTTAGTTAAAGTTGGGCCACCTTTATTGTAATAGTTTCTCATTATTTTTTTCCTCCGTTATTCCTAAATATTTGTGTACCCTTTATACCATAGATGCTCGCCACGACAAGTATCCATAAATTTGTGAACCAGGTCGGGAGCGACTGAAAATGTTCAAAGAAAATTTTTATCTTATCCATCGCTTGAACGTCGTCTGAAAAGACTCCGTACGCCAAAACCAGAATTGGCAGTGTCAATATTACAAGAACCGCCTCGTCCTTATAATCTGATTGTCTTGCTTCTAACAATTTTCCTTGGTAAGCTTCCTCACCTCGAGCTTGACGCTCTGCATGTAGCAATTGTGCGTCTGACATTGCCACTTTTGCTTTTTGTTTGTTAGCGTAAATCTTACTTCCAGCAGAAACGGCTAATTTAATTGCCTGAAACCACATGTTAGATCCATCTAGCTTTTTTAGACTTCTCTTTCAGCATTCTTTTAGTGCCTCTTACTTCAACTTCTTCACCTTTTGCGATGTAGTTGAAAGCACCATCAGCTGTTGTCTTAGATCTTGGGTCAATTTCAAGATTCATCTTGTCTTCTGACTTGATCTCAACAATTTTATCTAATTTTTCCATAATTTTTCTCCTTAGTTGGTTTATAGTAACCTTTTTTTAGTATTTTGTCATTCTTATTCGTTTCCACTACGAATAATTTCGACATTTGGCATCATATCTTTTGCATTGGGTAAAGTTTTACTCAAAACAGTTTTTTGAATTGATGTATCAGCTCTTAAATTTGCTAAATCTTCGTTTTGTTCAAGTTTTTCTTCTTGATTTGACTGATTCATCATTGCTTTCATCTTATCAAGGTTAATTCTCTCTTGATCTTGTTCTTTTCTACGTTGATTTTCCATTGCTCTAAGGTCTAATTCTCTTGATCTTAGTTTTGCAATAGGATCATTGTCAAATTGTGAAGTAATTTCCTTCTCTTCCTTCATAAATTCTTCCATCATCTCTGCAATTAACACAGCTTTTCTTCCTTCAATCTTCTGAGTAAGCATTTGAACCTGTTGTTGTAGTGCAGGATTCTGTTGTGCCATCTGTTGCATTTGTTGTAACTGAATTAATTCATCTCTAAACTCTAATTCAATCTGTTCTTGAGACATTAAACTAATATGTTCAAAAATATTTTTTTCTAAACTTGCCATAATCATTGGATTGTTTCTAGCAATGTTAGTTGCCATGAAATTTAAGTGAGCTGTAATATGAGCTCTGTGATCTTGACCAGGAAAAGCTTG